CGTGGCACTTTAGGAGTTACTTGATGACCTTTCCTACCTCACCAGTATTTCAATCGGTAACAGTAACCTCGATTGACCCTAACCTATTCAGTGAAGCTGTAAGCGGTAGAACCCAAGCTCGCAAAGTATCAGGGCAAAAATGGCAGTTAATTTCAATCGGTAACAGTAACCTCGATTGACCCTAACCTATTCAGTGAAGCTGTAAGCGGTAGAACCCAAGCTCGCAAAGTATCAGGGCAAAAATGGCAACTGCAAGCTAAATATCCACCGATGACGAAAGCTGATTTTATGCCTGTTTTTGCGTATGTGGTAAGTAAGCAGGGAAGGTTAAATACATTCACAGTTCGTATTCCTGAATTAGAGGATGCTAGAGGTACAGCATCAGGAACTTTTTTAGTGAATGGTGCTAAATCAGCAGGAGTAACAGTAATCACTATTGATGGTGGCACTGGCACGATAGTCGAGGGTGACTTTATTAAATTTGCCCATGATAAGGTTTACATGGTCACAGCTCATACAGAATCAACTGGCAACACAACCAGTATTACCATATCACCACCTTTAGTTGATGATATAGCTAATAACTCCTCTATCACTTATGACAATGTACCTATAAAAGTACGCTTGAAGAATGATGTACAGGCTTTCTCAATGGCTAACGATTCTATGTTTCGCTATGAACTTGATTTTCTTGAGGAGTTATGAGTAGGGATATTAACAGTAGCGTAGTAACTGAAATTGCCAAAGACAGTGTACGGATGTGTCATTTGTTGGAGGTACATTTCTCTACTGTTGTGTATTACACAGATGCACCGCAAGACATATCTTATAGTGCTAATACTTATCTTTCCTCTGGTCATATTCTGAAAATGCAAGCGATTCAGGAAGCCTCAGATATACGAGTAGGTAGTGCCAAGATTAAACTCTCAGGGGTTGACCAAACATTCGTTACGTTATTGTTAAATGCTAGTGATTCCACTTCTAATAGTGGCTATATAGGCAGACAGGTTAGGATTCTACGAGCTTTCCTTGATTCAAGTAATTCGATTATCGGTGTACCTATATTGATTTACGATGGGCGCATTGATGGTCACGAAATAAGAGATTCAGCTACCACTTCTGAGGTTGATTTACTCGTTGCTAGTCATTGGGCTGATTTTGAAAAGAAATCAGGTCGTATGACTAATAGTAATTCACAAAAACTATTTTTTTCCAGCGATAAAGGATTCGATTTCGCAGCCAATGTCGTGAAAGACATTAAATGGGGGAAAGCCTAATGGGATTCTGGGCTTGGATAGCTAACTTAGCTGTCAGTGCTGTTGTTTCTTGGTTGACTGCTCCAGATGTAGATGACATTGAAGAACAGTTAAAAGGCACGCTGGTTAATAAGGCGAGCAATCTAGCAGCGATACCAGTTATATATGGAAAGAGGAAAGTAGGAGGAACACGAGTATTTGTTGAGACTTCAGGAACAGATAATCAGTACCTTTACATAGCCCTAGTTTTATGCGAGGGTGAGGTCAATTCTATAGGTAATGTATGGATAGATGATGTGCTTTCAACTGATAGCAGATTTATCGGAGATGTAACGATTACTAAGCATCTTGGAGCTGATAATCAGTCAGCAGATTCGACATTAACGAATGCTCCAAGTTGGACATCAGACCATAAATTATCAGGCATTGCTTATCTAGGGATTCGATTAAAGTGGGATAAAGAGGTGTTTAGTTCAATACCGAATTTTCATGCAGAAGTTGAAGGTCGTAAATGTTATGACCCTCGTGCTGATAGTGGTACAGGAGATACTATCTACACCACGAACCCTGCTATTTGTTTATTAGACTATCTCACGAATAGCAGATATGGCAAGGGTTTACCAACAACAGCATTTGAAAGTGAAGTATTTGCTGGGAGTGTTGGTACTTCATCATGGCACGCAGCAGCCGATAAATGTGAGGTATCTGTAACTCCTTACTCTGGCGCATCTTCGATAGATAGGTATTCTTGTAATGCGGTACTAGACACTAACCTAAGCATAATAGATAACGTTAAAACTCTGTTGTCGGGTATGCAGGGAATCATGCCTTATACACAAGGTGAGTATCGGTTAGTTATCGAGGACAATGTTTATACTTCAGCAGAATTTGACTTCACCGAAGAACATATTATAGATGGTATTGTTATAACTGGCGAAAAGCGAAGTAATAAATTTAATCGGGTGATTGTTACCTTTGCTAATCCTGATAAGAATTGGCAACAAGACCAGATAGAGTACCCAGAGGCAGGTAGTTCAACCTATACAGACTATCTTAGTAATGACAATAGTTTTGCTCTAGAAAAACGAGTTGGCTTAAACACTATAACGAATGTGTATCAAGCTATGGGTATTGCAAGAACCATACTTAGAAAGTCAAGACAAAATCTTCGCTGTTCTTTTCTCGCTACTTCCGAAGCATTGAAATGTGCTGTAGGAGATATAGTAACTGTAACCCATTCGACTCCAGATTGGACTCAAAAACCATTTAGAGTTATGGATATAGTTTTACAGAGTGACGGTACAGTAACACTAGCAATGGTAGAGCATCAAAATACTGTTTACACTTGGGGCACGATAGATGAAGCTGATAATTTCCCTGATACTGGTTTGCCTAATCCAACAAGCGTAATCGCACCAACATATCTCGTAATTTATAGCGGTGAGAACTATCAACTCACCAATAACGATGGCACAACACAACCAAGAATGAAAGTTCAGTGGACTCATTCAACCGATAAATTTGTTGACCATTACATCATACAATATACAAATAATTATCCGTTCTATGATGAAGAACTAAAGACGGATGGTTCGCCTATATCAATCTCTGGTGTTCAATCTGGCACTACCTATAACGTAAGAGTTAAAGCGGTCAATTCACTAGGTATTTCGTCACCCTGGTTGCCTTCTTCGGTAGGTACAACTCATTCGATTGCAAATCTTGTTGGTGGTGGAATAGGGGTAACTACATTTTCTCAAGGTTCAGTATCAACTGGTTATCCATCTACAGATATTGAGGCAGGTGATTTGTGGTTCGATACGGATGATAATAACAAAGAATATAGATATGATGGCACTGACCCTTATAACAATTCAGGTTGGGTTTCTCAGGCGGTAGATGTTGCTCAATCTGTCAATGAAGGAAGCACAACTGTTGAGGGAGGTATGCTTACAGACGATTCAGTTGATACAGACCAACTTAATGTAGATTCTGTTAGAACTCAACAGCTTAAAGTTGACGGCACTCTAACAATTAATGATGACAGTGGAGCTTTCACTTTTAGGAAATCATCTTATAGCGATTATGCTACAGCAGGAGTTTTTTTAGGAAATAGAACAGGGAGCACTAATCCAGTATTTCTTGCAGGTACTAATGAAAGTTATATGCAAGTAGATGACGATGGTGTGCTTATTGTTGGTGCAGATTTTGCCGATTCAACAACGGTGTCAAGTCCTCCTTTACCAAGCTCTCCAATAACTTTTTCTGAAGCAGGTGTTGTTGATTTAAACATATCATCTGCTTACGCAACTATGACATTTCAAATGTCTGGCGGTGGCGGAGGAGGTGGGGGTGCTCAATCTGGAAGTTCAAGTGGCATTGTAGATGGTGGAACTGGTGGAACAACGTCTGTTGAGATAATAGACGCTAATTTAAACAGTTTTAGTCCAGAAGTTAAATGGACAGCAACAGGTGGAACTGGTGGTGCAACGAACTGGGGTAGCGGTGCTTCACCTAGTGGCGAGAGTTTTTCTATCAGTCCAGCAGATTCATTTTTTACAGGAACGGGTGGCAATGGACACGCTGAAGCAAGTACAGGAGACGTGCATCACGGAGGCAATGCTAGTGGGTTATCGTCTGGTGGTGGTGGTGGGAATCACGACACATTTTGGAATCCATCTGAAGCAGGAAACAAAGGACTTAAAGGTAATTATTCAACTCAGACTTATACTATTACCAATTCTACTTATTGGGCGAGGATTACTGTTGGAGTAGGGGGTGCTAAAGGTCAAGCCACCGCTAAAGGTGGCTCTGGTTCGAGTGGTGGAGTCAAAGTGTCGGTTACGTTGGTATAGATATGTACATAATTATTGAAAAGAAAAGCAATAGAGTTTTATATAAAGATTTAACCCGTGAACAAATGCAGGAGTTAATTTCTTTGAATATGGATTTTCTTGAAGATTCTGAATATGAAGATGAAATCACTACAGCAATGAAGTTTAACAAGAAAACTAATAGTTTCATCACCATGACAATGAATGAAATTAGAAATATTAGACAAGCATTACTTAATGAGTCAGATTGGAGAGCGACAGTTGATTATCCAAGTAATGATAAGAATGAATGGCTGACATATAGACAACTATTAAGAGATTTACCACAAGATTATCCTAATGTGGTAGGTCTTGTGTTTCCAAGTGAACCAACTAATTAAGGACAAAAAATGGCATATTACAAAGCAATTAATTTAGTTAAAGGGGATGACCTTCCTGCATTGGAAATTGTCCTAAGAGATAGTAATAAGGCAGCTAGTGGACAGACACTAGATATAACTGATGCGAGTACATGGTCACCGATTGATTTGACGGATGTCGATGCAGTGAGGCTCAAATTTAGAGAAATCGGTTCAACTGCTAGTCCGACAGTTATAGCCTTCACAATTATTAACCCCGCAACTGATGGCAAGGTTGTTATGGATTGGGGTTCAACCACGCTTGATGTATTTGGCGATTATGAGGGTGAGATTGAAATAACCTACGACAATGGCAAAGTGCTGACAGTGCCAGATAAGTTTAAATTTATTATAAGGGATCAGTTCTAATGATTAGAGCAACCATCACATTTATAAAAGCATCAGCAGAAGATTTCATAATCACACCTGATAGTGAGTACAAATTCTACTACGATACTTTAACTCTAAGCGAGGTTGTAGCGATTGGTTATGGTAAACCTTTATCTGATAGTTTCGCCTTTACAGATGTGGCAATCGTAGATATGACCAAAGGTCTGTCTGATAGTTTTGCCTTCTCAGATAGCCTTGCTAGGACAGTCACTTATAACCGTTCATTTAGCGATGCTTTCACGCTTGATGATACTGCTCAAGTTGACAAAGAAATTGGGGCAAATAAGGGCAATATAGCGACTCTTACAGACGTTTTAAGTTATGG